CATTCAATGATGACCGGGACCCCTTCGTTAAGAATCGGCATCCTGTGGTGTCATGTCGTCCATCAGGCGCAGCTTGGTGTTAAGAATCTGAACTGCGTTTACTGGTGGGGTATTCAACGGACTGCCCTTAGCCATAGCTTTCTTTATGATAGTTCCGCCAGCTTCTAGCTTCTTCAAACCGTTAAGCAAGCCAGTATAAGAAATCTGCATCTTAGTACACCACTCACGTAGCGGTTGCACCGCAATATAAACTAGGTTTGTATCAGGCTCAAAGCGGGTCATCAGTTCACCATACGGCTCCACAATCGGTGCATGGGACAGCCCAGTACGCTTGTCGCTAATGTTGTCCACCACCAAGAGGTTGCGGTTATGGGCGTTGAGAAACGCACCTAGTGCGCCCAACGGATCACGGGTAGCAGGTTTAACAGACTCACGTAGGTCGCTAAAGTATTTAACTGCCCACTCCCATACAGCGTCAGTAGAAATGTTGTGCAAGCCTAGCTTCTTAGCGATAAGAGCCGCAGTAAATGCGCTAGCCGCACCAGCAGAATAGAACCGTTGCTTTTGTTGTAGCTGTGCTTCGGCATCAAACTTAAGTTGGGTAGCCCTCAATAACTCTTTAACTTCAGGTAGGTTTGGAACGATGTACTCCATCATTAACGTGCCAATATGCCCGTAGTTTTCCAGCAAGACGTTGTTAAAAATCTCGTCGGTAAACTCTTTAGAAAGTTCTTTGTCCTGAGAAATCTCAATCTCGACAATACGTAACTGCTCAGACTCAGGCGTAGCCTTCAAAGCGGCGATCTTGTCGTGCATACTAGAGTTACCCGACATAAATGCTGGCAACGACCAACGACTATTATTTAGTCGCATTTTGTTAGAACTTGCTTCCATACGATTGTTTGAGCGTCCTTGCGAAACGCCATAAGCAATCTTACTAACCGCCTCATTGGTCATGTCTGTTACTTCGTCTACGCAGATAGGCAGGTTGTTAAACACACCCATTTGGTGAAACTGAGACTTAATCGTGTCGTCTTTAATCAGCATCAAGTCTTCAGGCTGACCCCAAATACTGTTGATTACCTTTTGAATAGTCGTCTTACCAGTACCCGATTCGTTTTCCGTAATGGAATAGATCAAGCCTTTTTGCTTGGTAAACTTTAGCAAGGGTGCCCCCAAGCCAGCAAAGAAGAGGAAAGCACGTGCTTCTTGCCCTACCCTAGCATAGACATCAGTTACCCGCTTATGTTGTTCTAAGCTACCTTTTGGCTTAAATAGGTGAACAAACGGCATGGTTGTGCTAGATGGTGGTGAGTAGGTAATCCCGTCAATAGAGATTTCTTTGTCGCCCACAATAAACTTAGAGTCATCATCGCACCAGCCAAACTGCACACGCATTTGTTCTGCTGTGTTACGGTCTAGTAGTTCTTGCGCAAATACCGTTACGTAATTCATAATCGCCTTCATTTCATTAGCGGTGCCAATAACACCACGCTTGGATACAACATCTTTGAACTTATCAAAACTCATTAGTTCTGTTGCGGCGCAAGCAAACTCCCGTACGCCATCATTAGGTAGGTGCAGTCGCATCCAAATCATCTCACCCAACTCAGGGTCTAGCATACGTTTAACTACATAAAAGTCGTGCTTACAGATCAGCTTGTCCTTCTCAACTTCTTGCTCACCTTCGCCCTCATCCTTAGTAAAGCCTTGGCGGTATATACCACCGTTTTTTCCACGAAAATATGGGAACGGTAACTGAGGTATGGTGTAGGTTATTTCGCCACCCAAGTCAAAACTAGGTAGGGTTACGACGTTATCTTCCTCAGTAGCCTTGGCTACGTAGCGGCTTAGCTGAATGGGGGAACTAATTGTGCCTTTGCTTGGGCATCCATCGCACCCACCCGGATTGTTGCTTTCAAACGTACTACAGAATTGAGGACCACCTGTGTCGTTTGCTTTGCCTTCTGTATCAGCCCAAGAGTAGTTAGGGTGCTTCTCAGATAGCCTGTGAATAGCTGTATCCCTGTCCTCGCAACGCTGAGCAACTGAGAGCGCACCACGCCATAAATCGTAGCCTATGGTAGCTTGGTTCTTGTACGCATAGGTAAGCTGAGCGCACTTACCACTCTTCATAATCTCAGCAAAGTTAGACATGTAGTTACCCATCAATGCACGGGTAGTCTCATCCATAGGGCGGCGAGGAGCCTTAGTCAAATCTAGTTCGCTTACATTCAAGTCCTTAGACACCAGCATCTTAAACGCAAAGTAGGAGATAGGCTGTATAGGCTTGCCTTCGGTTAGCCACTTAACGTTAGTAGGTGGCTCGGCTTTAAAATTAAACGTATCAGGTACACGCAGTACGCTAGCCAAGTCTGTAGTACGAGAGGGGTCAGCAATAACCCCGTGTTTAATTAACTGGCGCTTCCACAACTCCGCAGTTAGTTTCCATTCGTCAGCCTCAATAGCTTCGCTCAACACCCAGTATGCGTGGATGCCGTTACCTGAATTAACAAGGTGTGGCTTTGGTAAACCAAGTATCTGTGAAAAACGTTGTAAGTCTAGTAGTGCATCTTGTTGTGTGAGGTAGCCTTTCTTTTTCTCGAACTTTTCAACACCACAATCTAAATCTAGCCAATAGGCTTTTACCCAACCAGCGTTGCTTGCTTCTCTGCTTTCATTATCAATGAATTTAGCGCACCCAAAATAGACGTCTCTCTTTTTGTCTAGTAGTTTTTGTATGAGTGTCTGTGTTCCTTCAACTGTGTCTGCAAAATCTGTAAGCGGCTTGGTTCCTTTTTTGTAACTCGCTATGCAGTAGTACCCTTCTTCAGGTAAAACCGTAGAGAGAAAAGAATTCCATGAGGTCATTTGTATCCTCTAATTGCGCCGACAATAATCCCGTTGGGCTAGTGGCACCTAGCCCTTCGGTTGGCTTACGCCTTCTTCTTTAAAAACTTATGAATCTTTATTTCGTGTACTTTCTTGGGCTGGCTTTGACCAGTAAACCACGCATATACGGCAGTGCGTGATACACCAAAATATTCTGCTATTTCGATAACTGATATGTCCAGTTCAATACATCGCTTGCCGAGCAATACGCCCGGTGCGTCTCCGGCTCTATTAACTAGCCGTACAAATTTTGAAGAGTATCCAGTCATTTTTAACGGGGGGCGAACCCCCCACCTTTCTTAAGCCCAGTCGTCTAGAACTGCGTTAATGTCTTTAGGCGTTTCAGCTTCAGACTTCTTTGCACGTTTTACTGGCTCCGCAGCTTCGGCTTTAGGGGCTTCTGCAACAGGTTCAGGTTTAGCAACGGCAGGGGCAGCTAGTTTAGCACCAGTATCTACTTCACCAGCACTTAAACCAATTGCGGCTCTAGCTTCGGCTGTCTTGCCCTTAGCTTGAGCGTTTTCAAACTCGTCAGACTCAAGGTAACGAACCGCTTTGAAAGTAAGTTTTGGTGTGGCGCTTGACGTGTCAAAACGCATCTCTGTAACTACTGAAGTTACTGATACACCATTAGTACCCAAGAGGCGAACGTATGATTCGAGGGGCATCTTGCCTTCAACTGGTTTACCAAAGATAGACTGTGCTGGCAAGGTCAACTGGAACACGTCGCCCTTTTGGTCATTCTCAAGCAATACAGCTAAGCGGCGGCTAAAGCGGCATGCACGACCTCTACCGCTTGAATGAGAGCCATCAATGTTCTGTGGGCAGTCCTTACATGTAGCAGATTGTGGGGCTGTGCTACGGGTGCTTGGGGTAATCCCGTTGTCAGAGAAGCATGTAGGTGCGCCTACGGTTTGACCTTCTTGGAATACACCCTCGTAAAACGTACGTGAATTGTATTGAGCCGCACCAACTACGATGACGTTCATAGCACGTTCTTCGTTCTTAGCAACTTCTTTGCCATCCACAACCATACGGAATACTGAACCTTTGATTGAGATGCGCTTAACAGGAGCGCCTGAGCCACCACCTGTACCCATAAGGGCTTTTGTTGTTTCGTCCAACTGACCACGTAAGTGCGCTGGCAGATTACCGTTTAATAAACTTAACTCGTTAGACATTTACTTCTCCTTTATTTGTATTTGTCAATGCAACAATATCCGACTTTTTAAAACGCAATTTAGTACCTACTTTGAAATGCGGTAGTTTGCCTTCTCTGCATAGCACATAAATTGTTTGCCGAGAGACTCGCAGTATCTTTGAAACCTCATCGACTGTCAATGGAATATCTTCCATGTTTACTTCCTCCTTACTGTAACTGTGTATTTGTTATTCACATTCATACCAATAGGCATCAACTCAGGGTTTTCTTCTAGGAATTGCTTCATATTAGTCGTACTTATACGGCGTTCTAAAAGCTGTGGCACGTTGTGTTCTGTAATGAACTTGTACATGTGCTCCCAGTCCGCTGTTTCATACCTTGTTCTTACTGTCCGATACACATTACCAAACGGAGTACGAACACTATCCGCACCAATCGTTTTGCATATCTTGAGTAATTCTGCTTCGACTAAATCCATCTGAGCCGAGATCTTGTTGTCCTCTGCTTCAAACGCCGCCGACAATTCTGCACGCTTGTCCCGCATCTTTACATAAACTGCTACGAGACGGTCTGCCTGTAACTGTTCGCTCATTTACTTCTCCTTTTTGACTGCTGTTTCTTTCTATTGTACACCAACACTTAACAATGTCAACTAAGTAGTTCCCCGTATAGCGACATAATGTTATGTTGAATGTCTTGCTTGTTTTGTAATGCTTCGTATAGGCGTTTCTCAACGTTGCTTCCACGCAACCTAATTACAGTACATGGGTTCTTTTGCCCACTACGATGTACCCGTGCATTAGCTTGTGCGTAGGTTTCATAAGACGTTATCGGACCCCACCATACAATCGTATTAGCGGCATGAAGGGTAACGCCATGACTAGCTGCCTGTGGCTGGATAATAAGCACACGAGGGTTAGGTGTTTCTTGGAACTTTTTAAATATTTCTGTACGTTTGTTTACAGGAACTTCGCCACTAATAATTTCTGCGGTGTACCCGTCTTTGGTCAGGCTCTCGTGAATAATGTTAATGGCATGTTTGAACGGCACAAACACCAGTACTTTATGGCTGGACTCATCAATAACTTCTTTTAGTACCCTTAAACGGTTGCTGGCATCAAACTGGATAACCTCACCCGTATCAGAATAGACTGCCCCACCCGACAACTGTAATAGTTTGTTCAGGTTAGCCGCCGCATTAAGCGTTGTGATCTCCTCACCAGCCGCACGTACAAGCATCTCCTTACGTAGCTTCTCGTAGTATTTCTCTTGCTGTGCAGTAAGCGGTACATCCCTTGTTTGGTAGGTCAACTCAGGTAAGTCTAGGCATTCTTCTTTCGTAAATCGTATTGCTGGCTGGAGAATGTTATGTACCAGTTCTTCTGAATTCGGCTTGGGTATCCACTTAAACATAGAGATCTTTTGCATCACCATGTCCCTGAAGTGGGAATAGAACTTAGGAACGCCTGTCGGGTTAACTAGCTTAGCAATACCATAAGCATCCACAGGAGACTGCGCCGCAGGAGTACCAGTCATCATCCATAACCAAGTATGTGGCTTAATTAGCGAGTTTAGAATCTTCCAACGTGTGGTAGTAGGGTTCTTATAGGCATTGGCTTCGTCAATCACAATCATGTCAAACCCAGCCGCCGCAATCTCATCAGCCACAATCTCAATGCCATCGTAGTTAATGATAATTATTTCTGCGTTGCTATCAATAATCTTCTTGCGCTTTTCTCTACTACCATACGCAATATCAACTGTGCGGTGAATAGCGAATGTAAACAAGTCCGCACGCCACGCTGAGTCCATAATAGATAGGGGGCAGATAACTAAGGCACGCTTAATAAACCCCATCTTCATTAGGTAGTCCATAGCCCATATGACGCTGGCTGTTTTGCCCGTGCCTTGCTCATTAAACACAAACGCACGTCTGTGCAATGTTAGAAAAGCTGCTGTAGCTCGCTGGTGCTCAAATGGTTTGTACTGACCTGTCCAATCGTATTGACCAGTAATTGGGGATGGTACGTTTTTAATTTTTAAGTTTTTTAAAACCTGCGCCTCCTCCAAACCCCAATGCACAAGAACTTCATGATAGTTCCCGTTAGAAGCCATTAGCTTAGACTTAGGGATGGTACTAGTAATCCGATCAGGGTCGTTTACCTTAAGCAATAATGCCTTGTTTTCAATAATTTCCACTTCTCTCTCCGATGCCAAGTAGCCTGAAAGCGGTGTCCGCTTCAAGCATTAATTATTTTATGCCGGTCTTTCCCGACTGTCCGTTAGCCTCTACTGAGGATATTCCTGTGAAGGAGCAATATGGCTAACTGGTATGGTTTACTATGAAGGGAAGCTAAACAAACCCCCGTTACTTAGGCACTCATATCTTATCCCGTAACAGTACAACAAACTACTTTTTCTTACGTTCCTTAGCGCTAGTTTCGCTTACTAGGTTACGTTTAGAGTCTCTTTTAAATGAACGATTTTTACTTGCGCTTTCAACCCGTACGCCGTCTTTAATTGAACCGCCCTTGTCAGCCGCTTTGACGTGGGCTACATCCATGCCATCGCCCTTACGTACCTTACCTTCACGCATTAGCTTGGCACGTGCCCTATTGCGTTCCATGCGGTTCTTAACCTGCTCAGGCGAGTCTTGGTACTTCGTGGCTTGCTCGTATTTTCTATCAGCTTTGTTTTTGTAAGGCATTAGTCAACTCCATTATGTGGGCATGTGGTTACTGGACACCACTTGCGACAAGTAAAGTTACGCTTTGGGTTCCAAACATTGTTACTTATACTAGATTCTAACTGATTTACAAGGGGTTTAAAATGCTCAAAGTAAGCCAGTCTATGGTGCGATGTGTACTCTT